TAGAGTATAATAAAATATTATATTTATATGATATATATACAGATTGTAAAGAATATATCAATTCATCAGAATATAATAGTTATATATTAAGAAGTTATAATTTTAACACAATCGAAAACAATGGTATACATATTAATAATAACATCCAATCTAATTTAACAAAAGGCAATATTAATAGTATTATATTTCCAGAATACAATATCTGTGCTTCAGAATCTGGCAGAACTAGTTGTTCATATTTCTCTGTAAATTTAATGGCTCTAAATAAAAGTAGTGGCATTAGAAAAACATTTACTAGTAGATTTAAAAATGGAAAGTTATATTATTTTGATATGGAAAGTTTTCATCCTAGAATCGTTGCACATCTTATTAATTATAATATTCCAGAAAATTGCAATTTTTATAAACATATTTTTAATGATAATATTACAGAAGAATATGATAAATTAAAAGAAAAGACATTTCAAATATTATATGGGCACTCTACAGATATTGGTAATAATGAGTTTTTTAATACTGTATCTGAATATAAAAAAAATAAAAAATATTCTAAGACATTATTAAATAGAGAAGTTAATAATACTAGTAGTAAATCTTTTAATTATTTTATTCAGAAGTTTGAAGTTGATTATATTAATCTAGCTATGAAAAAGATTAATGATTTTTTAGAAGATAAAAATAGCAAATTGGTTTTATACCAGTATGACGCTATTTTATGCGATATACATCCAACGGAAACTGAGTTAGTAAAAAATATAAAATATTTATTAGAAAGTGTAATTCCAGAAACTATCTTTCCGTGTAGAGTTTTTTCTGGTGATAATTTTCATGATGTTGAATTAGAAAAATAAAGAAAAAAGAGGTTATTTATGTTTAAACAATTATTTGAAAAAAACGATTTATCATTACTACCAGAACATATTAATATTTTAAATAATTTTAGTACGAAAGATATTAATAAAACCAAATCAATTAATACTAAAATGAAAATAGCAATAGTAAAGTTATTATTATTACTAGTAGATAATAATAGTAAGTTTACTGAATATGAAATGCAAATGTTGAATGAATTAGTTATATCAGTTAATAATATTTCTGGAAATTTTTATCATATATCAAATCTAAAGCATAGCGGGAAAATAAGATTTTTTAAGCCAAATTCTCAGAGAAATTACAATATATTATTTAAGAATTTTGTTATTAGTAAAATCGAAGAATTAAAATTAATATTACCAGATTTAAAAATTCGATTCAAATCTAGAGGAATGATAATAGATAATCCACCAGATATAAGTCATATTCCGTATAGTTTTAAAATTCAAAAATTATTAAATGGTTATTACACAACCAAAGGTAAAGATATTTTTAATGATACAAAATTAAAGCAAATGAAATCTGAATTAAATATCGATTTATCAGAAGTATATTTTTATGGTGCACCAGGAGGAATATCATCCATTTTTTATATGACCAGTTTTATACAAAAGAGAATACTTGCTACATCTGATTCAGATAATAAAACCAATGATTACTTTTATAAATTTGCAAAATATATTTCAGATGTATATTGAAATCAATGCGACTACAAATTAGGTGTGTTAAACAGAACCATATTACTTATTTTTCATGATATAGTTAAAGATGCATTTTCTATTTGTGAAAATGAAGGTAGAAGTTTATTAAAGGACTTTGGAGAATTGATAATATATTTTATATCATTAGGAGAATATGATGCAGTATATTTGCCAGTTTCTGGGGCATTTCCATTAATAGATATGATAGCAATTAAAGATGAAAAGATTGAATATATTTCAGTAAAAACTAAATTTTTCTCATCAGCTGAAGGTTCACCGGCATCAGCTTTAAAAGTATTTGAAGTTTTATCAAATTTCAATAAGAAGATTAATGAAGTATTTGAGATACAACATTTAATGAAAAATAAAGTGTCTTATGTTAATGATGAACTACTGCAGAAATATAAAAAAGATGTGAAGTTAATTAAAAACATATCTAGAAATAATTATCTTACTGTTTTAAATAAACTAAATTTGAATGAAAAAACAGAAGATAGAATATATAATGGAACTGAATATCATTATAATAAAATGTTTAAATTAGTAAAAGAATCTGAAAAATACAAAATATTTAAAGAAGTTTGCTATAGACAATATGTTAGGTTTGTTATAGATAATGTATTAATAAATAAGAAATTAAAATTACCAATAATATTTAAAGTACTATCTGTTAATAATAATGATATAAAATTAAAAACTAGTATTGCTGATAGATTGTATTCTTGTGATAAAGGAGTATTAAGCAATATATTATATAATAATTCTGGAAATATTACCAATGTAAAATATGAACATGGCAATATTGGAATCAGAGTAAAACTAAAGGAGATAAATTAGAAATGAAAGACACTTTGTTATTATGCACTTTTTGTAAAGAGCATTTACTTGAAAAGAAAATAGAGGAAATAAAAACAAAATTTACTATATTACAGAACAAAATATATGTAATGAAATTAGCTGGTAGACTGGATTGCTTTATTTTAACTTATAATGTTAATAATCATGAGGGATTTAATTATAAAGATTTAATAAGTAATACTATTAATTTACACAGGAAAAAAGAAACTAATACATTATATACAATTAATGCTCTAAATGAATTAATTAAAACTATCAATAATGGGGCACTAGATAAAAATTACAAAATAGAATGAAATGATTACTTCAATACATTAATGTTATTAAAAGAAGATAAAGTAGTAATGTCAAAAACAGTATTACAAAATATTTTAACTTGATAAAAAAATTATCTTGTTTTTATTAAAAATAATCATTATATTTAGTAAATTGAAAAATATTTATTTTATGACTGAATAGAATATTATCTATTTAGCATATTAAAAATTAACAAGTGACAACTAACAAACAAAAGGAGAAAGCGTATGGATATTGACGCAGTAAAAAGACGTAGAAAAGAGTTACAAGACAAAATCAATCGTAATTCATCAATTTGAAAACCACCGATCGGAAAATCTAAAGTAAGAATTCTTCCATCAAAAATTAACCCTGCTAATCCATTTATTGAAATATGATGGCATTGGAGAATTGGTAATAATAGTGTAATTTGTTTAAAAAATAACTATGGAGAGAAATGCCCAATTTGTGAATTTGCATCTGATTTATGAAAATCTGATAGCAAGGAAGATAAAGAAACAGCAAAGAAATTATTTGCTAATCTAAGATTTTATGTTCCAGTTGCAGTCAGAGGAGCAGAACAAGAAGGTCCAAAATATTGGGGAATTGGTCAAACTGTATATGATACACTAACTACAGCATTAGAAGATAGTGAGTTAGGTGATTTTACAGATATTGCATCTGGTAGAGATGTTGATATAGTAGTTAAAGCCGCCTCTGAAACTGGTAAAACATACAATTCTATTAGTGCAAAATTTTCTTATAGTAATACAGTATTGCATCATGATGAGGTAATAATTAAGAAATTGTTAGAAGAGCAAAAAACAGTACAAGAATTATTTCCAAAACCAACTTTTGAATCATGCCACGAATTATTAGAAAAATGGTTGAATCCAACTACAGAAGTAGTAACTGACGAAGAAGCCGCAACCAGTGAAGAGGGCACAACTAGACATGAAAGTCATTCTTCTGATGTTGCCCCGGCCGAATCAGCTGGAGATGATGAACTATCCCAACGGTTTGCAAAATTATTTAAACAAAAAGAAAAAGATAGTTAATTTATTATTTTCGTTAAAACAAAATAGGGGGGAAGATTTTTCCCCCTATTCTTAAAGGATTATTATGTTAGAAGAAAAAAAGATAGTAGATACTATATATACTGCAATGCAAAAAAAGTTTGGAAGCACACAATCAATTTATAGATTGACAGACCCCCAATCCCCAGTAAATGTTAAGAATTGATTGCCTACTGGATGCACACCGTTGGATATAATTATTTCCAATCGTATGAAAAGAGGAATACCATCTGGCAGAATAAGTGTAATTAATGGCCTAAAACAAACAGGTAAAAGTTTATTACTGGCTACAATATTAGCAAAAGCACAGGCATTAGATGCTATTACAGTATTTATTGATAATGAGTTTGCAGTTGATAAATCTTTTTATGATGCTATTGGATTAGATACTAGTAGATTGATATATTTAAATTTAGAATATATTGAAGATATACTCCAAGCAATAGAAGATATTACTATAGAAATAAGAAAAGATGAAGGCAATAGAAATATTGTTATTGGGGTTGATTCTGTAGCAGGGGCAAAAACCAAAGCCGACTTAACAAATGATTATGACAAGTCTGGATATAATACTCAAAAAGCAATTATTCTTTCGCAAAAACTACCAAAAATAGTATCATTAATTGCTAAATTTGATGTTGCTATGATATTTACTCAACAATTAAGAACTGGGTTAGGTATACAATTTGGAGACAAATTTGTGAACGCGAGCGGCGGCATGGCTTTAGATTTTTATGCCTCATTAATTATTAGATTGAAACAAATAGCAAAAATTAAATCAAATGATGGTTTGGTTGTTGGTACTAAAATCACAGCGAAGACAGAAAAAAATAGAATGGGTCCACCCTTTAAAACTGCAGATTTTGAAATATATTTTGATTCTGGTATTGATGATTCTAAAAGTTGTTTAGAAATGTTAGAAAAATATGGTGCTATAGAAGGAAAAATTTCTAAAAGTATAGTCCCGGGTGAATTGCTAACAAAATTAACAGAGGCCGGATTGTGGCAGCCTAATGAAAAATTTAGAAATGATAGATGGCGCGAATTGATGAATAACCCAATATTTTATAATATTATAGGAGAAGAATTGGCCAGATTAAATGTTGTAAAATATTCTGGGTTTATGGGAGATGAATCAAATATTACAGAGCCTGCACCGGAAGAATAAATGAATAAAACTTTATATAAAAAATATATTGATAGTATGAAACGGGTTGAATTAGAAAGAACTCAGCCTAAAATTGAGGCTCCAATATTATTAGTAGATGGGTTAAATTTATTTATTAGAAGTTTTTGTGTTGTTCCGACTATGAATAAAATGGGCATTCATACTGGAGGAGTATATGGTTCATTAATGAGCATAAAATATGCAATTAATACTTTCAATCCTTCCAGAGCCATTGTAATATTTGACGGCCGCGGCGGTTCTGCTAGACGAAGAAAAATGTATCCAGATTATAAAGCTGGTAGAAAGGGGCTAAAAGGATTAAATAGAACTGTCGAATGGGAAAGTGAAGAGGCAGAAGAAAAATCTTGTATTTCTCAATTAAATAGATTTATTGAATATTTAACCTGTCTTCCAGTAACATCTGTAAATGTTGATAATATAGAAGCTGATGATGCTATTGCTTATATTTGTCAATCAATATATCCAAATAATAAGAAAGTAATTATGTCAACTGATAAAGATTTTTATCAGTTAACTAATGAAAAAACATACATATGAAGTCCGACTAAGAAAAAAATAATAACTGAAAATACAATAAGTACTGAATGAGGAGTATTATCTAAAAATTTTACATTATACAGGGCGATTGAGGGTGATGCCTCTGATAATATTCCTGGTATTCCTGGGTTTGGATTAAAGACATTTTTAAAATTGTTTGGTGAATTACTATCAGAAGATAAACAATATTCATATAATGAAATATTAGAATTTGCAGAAAATAAAAGAGGTAGTAAAAAAGGATATGATACATTACTTGAACGAAAAGAAGAGTATATTAGGAATTACAATCTAATGCAATTGTATGATGTAGATATTTCTGGATTAGCTAAGACTCAATTATTAGATTTATTAAAAAATAAAAAGATTCCTATAGTTAATCAATTACTAATTAGGCGAATGCTATTAGAAGATAAGTTATATTCTCAAATTAAAAATTTCAATAATTGATATGTTAGTTATCAAACATTAACTGGGAATGCAATACTTTTCAATAAACAATTAAGCTCTTAAGGATAAAATGAAATCAGTAGATGAGAATGGCACTGTAGTAAGTACAGAAGCTAATGATTACGGTACAACCTTTCAGCATAAATTATTGTATGTATTACTAACAGATAAGGTGTTTCTTGAGGAAATATTTGAGATATTAAATCCTAGTTTATTTGATGTATCTGCTATTCAGTGAGTCTCATCAGTAATAAAAACTCATTATCAAGAATATAGAGATATACCAGATTTGGATTCATTTCAAGTATATATTGCTAAAGATGCATTAGTTGCTAATAATACTGCACAAAAGTATAGTATTCTAAAATCAATTGAAGAGTCTTTTAAATATGGCAAATCTAATAATTTAGAATTAGTGAAGAAAACTGCTAAAGATTTTTTTAAGAATCAAAATTTAGCTAAGGCTATATATGAATCAATTGATTATTTAAAAACTGGTGACTATGATAAAGTCAGAGAGAAAATTGATGATGCGTTTAAAGCGGGTGACTCTGGTGATTTGGGACATGACTATAAAGACGATTTGGAACAGAGATATTCTGAGAATAAAAGGAACCCTGTACCTACTGGTTGGAATATTTTAGATCAATATTTAGATGGGGGCCTTGGCGCAGGCGAATTGGGTGCTATTATTGCTATGTCTTCTGCTGGAAAATCTTGATGGTTATGTCATTTAGCGGCCAGAACAATGTTAAACGGCAAATCTGTAGTATATTATAATTTAGAAGATTCTGATGCGTATATTGGTATTAGAATTGATAGCATTTTTACTGGAATAAATACTCATGATTTAATACATCATTTGGATACTGTCAGGAAAAAGATTACAGAAAAAGCTATTGGTAATTTGATAATAAAAACCTTCCCATCAGAAATAACTAGTATTAATCATTTATTATCGCATGTAAATAGATTAAAAATGTTAGGAAAGTTCCCAGATTTATTTATAATTGATTATGGTGATGTAATGTCTCCGCAAAAAAAATTCCAGCAAGATTGATTAAATCAAAGACAAATATTTCAAGAGATAAAATCATTTGCTCAAGTAACTGAAAGACCGGTGTGAACTGCGTCGCAAGCTAACCAATCTGAGGGCAGCGAGGATATAGTTCAAGCTAATGCGATGCAACGATCTTATGCAAAGGTTGCCCCATGTAATGTTATATTAGGATTATCTAGAAAAATTGAAGACAAATTATCAGAGACTGGTAGAATTCATATGGCCAAAAATAAATTTGGCCCTGATGGGGTTACATTTCCTTGCAGAATTGATAATGATAAAGGGGTATTTGAAATATATAACCCAAGTACAGAATTGGGTAAAAATATTTTAGAAAAAATGAATAATGGTAATGAAGTACTTAGAACTAGAATGTCCCAAAAATTTAAAGAGTTTAAGGAAAGGGAGAAGTAATTTATGTATTGAAAATACTTTAATTATATAGTTAAACACAAGTGGTTTGTTTTTTTAGAATGTTGCAAAGCAGGAATTGTATGGAGAGGAATAGTTCATGATTTAGACAAATTTCGATTGGATAAGTTTGTCCCGTATGCTAAACATTTCTTTGGTACGGGAACTGGAATGGCAACTGGTAGAGATAAATCTGGTTACTATAAACCTTATGATACTGGTGATATAGATTTTGATATGGCTTGGTTTTTGCATCAAAAAAGAAATCGTCATCATTGACAATGATGGTGTATGCCTAAAAATACTGAGAATTCAAATGTAAAGGTATTTGAAATGCAATATCCATATAATTTGGAAATGATTTGTGATTGAAATGGTGCTGGCAGAGCAATTCATGGCAGAGTTGAAATTGTAGAATTTTATGTAAAAAATAAAGAGAATATGATTCTTCACCCTGCTACTAGGGAGTGAGTAGAATTGAAATTAAATATAAGCAAAAAGGAGTAGTGTTATGATATTAATTGATAATTATTTTGATATATATAATCAAATTGAAAAATATAATGATATTAACGGCAGACAAATTGTACCTTTAGATGAACTTAAATATTCTAACAAAGAATTTAAACCAATACTTATTGATAATAATTTAGTATTTAGAATGCCAAATCTTATAACTAATAGAGATCGACAATTATATAATGGAAAGATTATAAAAAGATATTCATTAGATCATTTTGAAAATGTTAGTAGTAATGATAAAAACAATTGAAATTATATTTTATCTTTATTAAAAATTGAAGAATTGTTTTTTAATAAAAAAGAATTAGTTTATGACATACTACCAATGAATACTATAGTTAGTATTCCATACGGACAAACTATATAAAGGAATACAATGAATTTATCAACATATCAACAAGATATACTTAAATCCAGATATTTATTACCTTATGAAAATACATGAGAAGAGTGTGTAGAAAGAGTCGCTACTCATATTTCAAAGGTCGAACAAAACGATAATATTATATTATGAAAAAATAATTTCATTGAAATAATGAAAGATATGGATTTTATTCCTGGGGGTAGAATATTATATGGTGCCGGCAGAAAATCAGGAGCTATGTTAAATTGTTTTATTAACGATGTGGAAGATAATAGATATTCTATTGCTAAATTTATGTCTGACATGTATCTAATCAGTACCAGTGGTGGTGGTCTCGGTGCGAATTATAGTAAAATCAGACCAAAGGGGTTTCCGATTCAAAATATACAAAACCTTGCTCCAGGAGTAATTTCTGAAATTAAAAAAATTGATGCTATCGGGGAACAAATAAAATGCGGTGGAACTAGGCGAGTAGCATTGCTGGCAGGATTAGAAATATCTCATCCTGATATTCCAGAATTCTTAAATGCTAAATTAGATAGAAATGAATTAAATAATCATAATATATCAGTATTAATTAATAATGAATTTATAAAATCTGTTAAAAAAGATAAAGATTGACAATTTGAATTTGGTAATAAAAAAATAGGAGTTCCAGTTAAAGCAAAAGAATTATGAAATAAAATAATCAATAGTGCAATAAATTCTGGTGAACCCGGTATATTATTTATAGATAATATAAAAGAAAATTTTTCTACTGGATACTTCGAGGAATTTGTTTGTACAAACCCTTGCGGGGAAATTCTCGGTAGCAAGTTGTCATCGTGTTGTTTGGGCAGTATAAATTTATCAAATATGTATGATAAAGATAAAAATGATGTAGATTGGCATAAATTATCTACGACCATACGTTACGCTATTAGATTCTTAGATAATGTAGTTACGATGAATAATTATCCAATACCAGAGTGTAAGACATCTGCTGAACAAAGTAGAAGAATAGGATTGGGGGTGATGGGGTTACACTATCTTTTAATTAAACTAGGATTAAAATATGGTAAACAAAAGAGTTTAGAATTTGTTGAAAGATTTTTTGCAACATTTAGAAATGAAGCATTTGAAGCATCTATAGATTTATCGTTAGAAAAAGGATCATTTCCAATGTATGATTATGAACAATTTTCTAGTGGGAATTTTGTAAAGAATCTTCCTACTAGATTATTACGTAAAATGAAAAAAAATGGAATTAGAAACGGAATGATAACAACAATTCCCCCCACCGGGACTGTATCTCAATTGGCCAATGTATCATCTGGAATAGAGCCGATATTTGCTCCTATATATAAACGAGCATATAGAAAAGATGATAATATAGTTGAAGAGGTTTTAGTTGATTCATTATTTTATGAATATTATATTAATAATCAATCATTAACCAATTTTATTAGTGCATATGATATTTCTCCGGAAGAACATATAGCAGTACAAGCATCAATTCAACAATTCATTGATAATAGTATAAGCAAAACAGTTAATTTACCAGAAAGTTATACAAATTATGAAGAGATATCAGATATAATATTTGAATATTCAAAGCATTTAAAAGGAATTACTTTATATAGGCAAAATTCTAGGGGAAAAGAACCACTAACTGAAATAAAGTATAAAGATAAAAATGAATTGAAAGGATTGATTAGTAAAGCAAGTAATATCGTAGCACCGGAAAGTAAGTGTTCTACTGGCCAGTGTGAATTATAAATTGGAGACAATGATGGAAAATTGATATAACAATAATATTGAACCGGGCATACGGGATGTAGTTTTTTTATTGCGAAATAATGGCATTAATACTGAATGTTCTTGTGAGCATGAGATGTATGTGCAATTCCAAGTAATATTAAAAAATGATACAGCAGATAAAGTAGATGATATTTTATATATATCTGGATACAGGGATTATAAAATAGAAATAACAGTCTGCAGAGAAGAGGGATATTTACGAACTACAGGTACTGTTTATTTTCCAATCAAAGGTAGATATCCAGTTCAAGATGAAAGAATTTCAGCGTTAGAACAACATTATAGTTTAAAATAAAGGAAATTGTTGTGAATAAATATATAAAGAAACCAGTGACATAGGAATACCAACAAAAGAAGGAATGATGTTAGCGAGTCGAGAAGATTAAGTTATTAAGGGTGTTATTGGTGAATTTTACCCATGTAAGCCAGATGTATTTGAAAAAACGTATGAATTAATTAATAAGGATCAAGTATGTTACAATATTTATACCCAAGAAGAGAAGAAGTAAGTAAACTTTTAGAAAATATATATTTTGATGAAGATTATATGAATAATTATTTCATCGGCGGATATATTGATGCTGATATTAGTGATATTTTACTAGATAATACTTGACAATTAATTGCAAAAATTAGTGTTAATACAGAAAGCAATGAAATATTGGGAATTGTTGTGTCTGAAATACATAGGTCTCCATTATATGCTCACAAACTAAATTTAATTAATTTTACAAAGAAATCTAACTATATATTCAGACAAGATGTTTTATTATTTTTTCATGAATTATTTACAAAATACAACGTTGAAAAAGTAAAATGAAATGTATTTGTTGGGAGCAGAAATGAAAAAATCTATGATAAATTCATCAATATTGCGGGTGGAAGAGTAGTTGGGATATTTGAAAATGATACGATAAATTTACATAATGTATCAGTTGATATAAAGTACTATGAAATTAGTAAAAAAGATTATAAATTACTGTATATTTTTGATACTTTGTATAAACAATCGAAATTGATTGATAATATTTTTGGAGGATAGGAATGGAAAACAATAAAGAACAAAAAATAAAAATAACTCCTGTAGAGGGAAAAAATGGACTTTATAAGATAGATATGCCTCGCGATAAGGTTAGATCGATTGTAGAATTATCTAGAATAATCAGGAAACCAATAACTCCAATATCTATGAAAAAGGCCAAAGAACACGTTATTACAGTATTAGAAGATGCTGAACAACGTAGAAATGAAGAAAAAGTAAAAGAAACAGAATATTGAAATTCTATGGATGATTTAAGTTTTAACACATATCAAACTAAATCGCATGAAACTGCAATTTATTTAGATAAATTAATGTTAGGCAAAAATATACCAGATGATATTACAAATTCTTTAGTTTTGTCATATATAGGATTAGGATTAGGCGAAGTTGGTGAAATCCAAAATAAAATAAAAAAAGTTATACGAGATGATGCCGGAAAGATAACGGAAAAATTTGTTACAGATATAAAAAAAGAATTAGGTGATGTACTTTGGTATGTTGCTGAAACGTGTACAGCTCTTGATTTAAATATGGAAGATGTCGCTTCTGATAATTTAAAAAAATTGCAAAGTAGACAAAAAAGAAATGTTTTAACTGGTAGTGGGGATAACAGATAAAACATGATGAAAACAATCTTAAATTGTGACTGTTTGGAATTTTTAAATACTAATATTGTTAGTAAATTTGATACTATATTTTTAGACCCCCCATTTAATCAAGGCAAGGTATATAATACTTATAATGATACAAGAAATATTGAAGAATATTGGCAGTGATTATTAGATATATTATATAAAATCTATAACAATTCGAATTGCGGGGCGTCTATTTTTTTTATGCAACGAGAAAAAAATATATATCAAGTAATTGATATTTTACAAAAGTCTAATTGAATAATCAAAAATATCATTATTTGAAAAAAAATGGCGTCCGCAGTTCCAATACAAAATAATATATCCAAACATTATCAAATTATAGTTTATGCTACAAAAGGCTCAAAAGCAAATGTGTTAAATAAATTAAGGATAGATTTGCCGTTATATCCGCATCAAAAAGTGCCTAGATGCAATGGAATTTCTATTACAAATGTTTGGGATGATATACGAGAATTAACTTCTGGTTATTTTTCTGGCCGGGAGCCTTTTAGAAAGGATGATGGGCATATAATTAATAAATGCCAGAGCCCAATTAAATTATTATTACGAATTATACTATTAAGCAGTATGCCTGGGGATTTAATGTTTGATCCGTTTGCAGGGATGGGTACTAGTTTGGTTGTAGCAAAACAATTAAATAGAAATTATATTGGGTGCGAAATTGATACATTATATTATAACATAATTAATAATAGATTAAATATATTACGAGAGTGCGATGATATAGAAAAATTCAAAAACTATTATAGATACACCAATGATATAGATATTATTTGAAATCATAAAAAATAAGAAAAGAATAAGGAGTAAATATGAGCAATACATTATATTACGATGGCCAAAATGAATTTGAAACTGAACTATATACAGAAGTTCAATCAATACTGGATATGCTGATTAGTAAAAATAGGAAGTATAAAAATTCAGTATCTGAGCCAAAAAGAATATTTTCAAAGGCAGATCCAATAGAGGCAATAAATGTTAGAATAGACGACAAATTGTCTAGAATAGAACAACAAACTAAAAATAATATGTCTAATGATGAAGATACTGAACTTGATTTATGCGGATATATAATTTTAAAGCGTGTTGTAAGAAAAATGCAAGATAAGAAGGATAATAAGATTGTAGATGAATTAGATGAATCAATTCAGCGCAGTCCCATAACAGAAAGAATACTTAATAAATAAAATAATTGACAATGAAATTTTATGAAATAATCAAAGAGTGTAAAAGTATTCGAGAATCATTTTCTGGTTCGTATGAATTCGATCCTATTCAAGGAATGGATCCGGTTATCGGAGAAGGAATGATAGATTCTAAGATAATGATAATTGCTAGAGATTTGGGCAGAGAAGAAGTAACAAAAGGTAGGCCATTAATAGGCGAAGCTGGTCAAATTGTTAGACAAGTATTATTATATTTAGGAATTGGTAGTAATGTATATATGACAAATTTGGTGCCATATAAACCATTTAACAATACAGTATTTTCTCCTACAATTAGAAAAGCATTTGTTCCGATATTAACAGAGCAAATAAAAATAATCCAACCTAAATGTATAATTACATTAGGTAAAGAATCCGCAGAAGAAATAATCGGAATGACTGGCAGTATATTATCGGGAATAAAAAATTATTATCTAAATAGTTCTTGTTTTTTAGTTGAAAATATATTAAATTCTAATGTTAATTGTAATATATTTCCTGCAGTTCATCCTTCTTTTATTTTAAGAAAGGGTATAAATAAGAATAACGTTGCATATGTTATAAAAAATAAAAATGAGTTATTTATGAATTATTTTTTTAATTCATTCAAAATGGCTAAGATGAGTGTATAAAATATAAGATATGAAAACTAAAATTGAAAATTCTGATTTGGGTGTTAAGTCCATGAAATTGTTAAGTTATATATCATTGAATTGCAAAGTACCATTACAATATTCACCAATCAAGCTTGATTCTTATACAACAAAAGAAATTTTCCTTGCAATTGTTGGTGAATTGTTAATAACTATACTATTTGCTGGATTATTCTCAATTTCATTTACATCAATAATCTATCTTATTTTATTATTAAAATAATAATATGATGCTACCAATAAATGATGATATTCAAACTATAGGAGTGAATAATATTTATGGAAAAAATTAATATTAATGAATGTGAGCTAACAGATACATCAAATTGGGCTTGTGTTGATTGTGTATTCAAAAATGATTTATTGCACTGCCCTCGAGATAAAAATGGCAATTTTATATGTCGTCAAAATAGTAACATTTATGTTTGGCGGAAAAAGGAGAATAAATTATGAGAGAAGAATTAGATACAAGATTAGTAAAAAAATATCCAAAAATATTTGTGGATAGATATAAAGGTATGTTAGAAACTTGCATGTATTGAGGATTTGAATGCGGCGATGGATGATATTGATTAATAGATAATTTATGTCAATCTATACAAAGTTATATAGATAGTAATTCTTATAAAACTACAATAAAAAATAAAATTACTAGAAAATTATATAAATTTATAAGAAAATTGACATTATCAAGTAAATACAAACCATGAAAATATAATTTATATAATTGAATATGAAAAGTAGCAAAAAAAGAAAAAATAGAAAGTATTGGTCAAGTAGTTGCTACCCAAGTTAAAGAAAAATTTGGCGGTCTTCGGTTTTATTATAACGGGGGTGATCAATTAATTGATGGGATGATTCGATTAGCTGAACACGAATCATATTATATATGCGAGGAGTGTGGTTCAACTGAACATGTTGGAATAACAAAAGAGGGATGGCTTTTCGTTAGATGCAAAAATTGCGCAGAAAAGTTAAATCTTATTGGTTGAAAAGAATACGGAGAAAATGATAATGAAAGTGAGGTATAATATATGATAACAATAACAGCAACTAAAATTTTTGAGTTTGCATCAGCCCATTCACTGTTTTGTGAAGAGGGTGATGATGATATGTCAAAGTTAGTATATGGCAAGTGTACAAATTTACATGGGCATAATTATACATTAGAGGTAACGGTATCTACTAGCAATTTAATAGATGGCATGGTTATAAATTTTTCTAAATTGAAAGAAATAGTAAATGATTTAATTATTAGTAAATTAGATCATAAAATGTTAAATGACATTAATAAAGAAGATACAGATTTCCCGATAATAACTACTGCAGAAAATATGGCCAGTTATATATTTAACAAATTGAATAATCATTTCTATGAACAAAACGACAATTCTATGTGGGTTAGTAGAATTAGATTATATGAAACACCTACATCATATGTAGAATGCATAGGAAGATAATTAATGAAAATTTGTGAAGAGTTTGTAAGTATACAAGGCGAAGGAAAATATACTGGAGTACCCTCTTACTTCGTCAGAACTTCTGGATGTTCTTTGCGATGCCGATGGGGGGATACTGTTTGTGATACTTATTATACATCGTGGAGTATAGAAAAAGAAAATATATATGATTTTAATATAGAATTATGCGAAAAAAGTATATTATCTAATAAAGATTTAAAACATATTGTTATAACAGGTGGGGAACCTACTTTATGGTTTAAAGATTTAATACAAATATGGAATTATTTTAAAAATAAAGGAATGACTATTACTATAGAAACTAACGGTGTAACTAGTTTAGATCGAAATTTATTTATACATCACCTTGAGGGATATAATAGTAAATTATTATTTTCAATTTCGCCTAAATTAAAATCGTCATATCCTGATAAAGATAAATTTCCAGAAGAATATAAACTACATAGCCAAAACAATGAATATATATTGGATAATATAAAATTTTATTTGTGTAAATATCAGACTGATGAATTGCAATTCAAATTTGTTATAGATAATGTTGATGATATTAAAGAAGTACAAAACATTCAAAAAGAATGTAATATCCCATCAAATCTTATTTGGTTGATGCCACAAGGGATAGATAAAGAAACGTTAAATGCAAAAGAAAAGTGGATAATAAAAGAGTGTATTTTCAATGGTTTTAATTTTTCTGATCGATTACATATAAAAGTATTTGGAAACTTGAGAAAAGTTTAATAAATTACAAGAGAAGTATAAATATGTTATTTTCTGTAATATACAAAGAAAATGTTGCTAATGCTTTTAAGCAAATTTTAGAATATTATGTTCCGTACAGAAATGGTATAACAGTTATAGATAGTACGGCGTCTGAAATGAAAATGTGAGATTCCAATTTAGTAGAGAAATATAAACCAATATCAATTGATATAGATAAAAGTAAAAATCCAAAATTTGTTTGTTCGTGTGATAAAATAGATAAGTTTTTTAGTGCAGAGTCAGTTGATTGTATAATTTATGATCCTCCGTATATTGATTTATCTAATAGAAATGATTCTATAGATAGAGAATCAATTTATTCTTATTCAATGATGCATTCTTTATTTGATTTTGAACAATTAACATCTTCATCTTCAAAGAGTTTTGCTAAGGTATTAAAAAAAGATGGTATATTAATATGTAAAATAACTAATTTTCATTGGGATAATAAACTTCATGGTATTTACGATTTAGTTAATTGATTTTCTAATGAGTTTTATTTGTGGGATGAGATAGTTTATAGATTTTATAAGCATATTCCAAATATGAATTGATATAAAAAGAAATGTATCAAAACGCATTCATATTTTTTAATTTTTAAAAAAAGGTAAAAATAATGTATCAGAATATCTATTATGATAACAATACTAGACTATTGCATATCTGAGATGATAAGTATGGTTATATTCAAAAGCCATATAAAAAATATGCGTATGTAAAATCCAATGACGGAAATTTTCTATCTATATATGGGGATAAATTAAAGAAAATAACGTCTGGTTTTGATAATTATGAGGGAGATTTATTCGAAGGCGATATAAGTCCAGAAGTACGTTATTTAATAGATAATTATACAGAAGACGATGGTGTTTCTAAACAAAATATAATGTTTATTGATATAGAAACAGAATCAATAAATGAGTTTCCTAATATTAATACAGCAAAAAATAAAATAACATCAGTATCAGTTTGAATACAAAGTGAGAATAAATTTTATGCTATGACTTTAGATCCAAAGCATAAAATACAAGAAATTGTTAATGCTGAACTTGAGGTATCTGGATTTAGTACTGAATTAGAATTATTAGATAGTGTTATAGAATTAATAGCAAACTCTAAAATTACAATTTTAAGCGGATGACATAGTGAGGGATTTGATTTACCATATTTAACAAAAAGAATAGAAGTATTATTTGGCAAGGATAGAGTTTGTGATCTGAGTCCAATTGGAATTGCCTCAATAAGTAATTATGATGGTCAATGACGGTTTGCTGGGTTTTCTCATCTAGATTATTTGAAATTATATAAGAAGTTTACATACAGCGAAAAAAATTCATATACTTTAGATAATATAGCTAATATAGAATTGGGAAGAAAAAAATTAAAATTTGATGGAACATTAGATGAATTATACGAAACTGATATAAACAAATTTATCAAGTATAATTTAAATGATGTTATGTTATTAGTTGAACTTGAAAATAAAATGAAGTTCATTGAAGTAGCATTAGCAATATGTCATATTGGGCATATTCCATACGAAGGAATATATAGTCAATCTAGAATTGTTGATTCCGCTGTATTGACATATATGAAACGGAAAGAAATTGTGGCACCAAATGCTCATCCGTCCAATAAAGAAGGCGAATTTAAGGGCGCTTATGTAAAAACTCCTCAAGTTGGATTACATAGATATGTATATGATTTAGATTTTTCTTCACTATATCCATCAGCAATTATTACGTTGAATATATCGCCTGAAACCAAAATAACAAAAATAGATGATTGAGATATACTTGCAGATGATAATACTAAATTCAATGTTAATAATGATGTAGTTAGTAAAAAACAACTAAAAGAATTTTGCTATAAAAATGACTGTTGTATATCAGCAAATGGGGTAATGTATAATTTAAAAAACGAAGGTATATTACCAAAAGTTCTTAAAATGTGAATAGAAGAACGAAAGGAAAAAAGAGCATTACAGAAAAAATATGGTATAGAAAAAAATATAGAAGAGGAAAAACGATATAATATATCTCAGACAGCACTAAAGATTTTAGCAAATTCATTATATGGTATTATGGGATTATCGTCATGAAGATTTTATGATTTAGATAATGCAGAAGCAGTAACTACTACAGGGCAGACCGCAATTAAATATGCTGAAAAGATTATTAATGAATATTATTCTGCAGAAACTGGTAATACTAAAGATTATGTAATTTATATTGATACTGATTCTATTTTTGCATCATCTTTGCCGTTAATGGAATGCCAATTCAAAGACGTATGAAAAACTAATCCAGTTAAATATTCTAAAATAGTTTGTTCGATAGTACAAGAAGAATGTAATAAAAAAATACGGTTTATGTGTTCTGATTTAATATTTATTAATATAGATAGGTATAAACATAGTTTTGAAATGAAGCAAGAATTGATTGCTAGATCTGGGTTATTTATTGCTAAAAAAAGATATGGGTTATTAGTAATTGATAAAAATGGGGTTTCAGTTAATAACGAATTGGTTGTAAAAGGCATTGATATTGTCAGAAGTTCATATGCGAAAGTGTTTCAGGATTTCCTGTCATTCATTCTAACCGAGATTCTAGAGGAAAATAAAAAAGAAAGTATTGATAAAGCCATAGTTGAATTTAAAAAGTTGGTTAAAACCGAATTTAGTATTCAAGATATAGCAACACCAACTGGAGTTAAAGGCATAAAAAAATATCAATTAAGCGGAAATAGGTATAAAAAGGGGACACCAGTTCATGTAAAGGCATCTATCAATTATAATGCTTGATTAGATAAAAATAATTTAAATAAAAAGTATGAGAAAATTATTGATAATTCTAAAATTAGATGAATTTATACAATAGATAGAAAAGCTGGAATAACTGAAATGGCATTTTTGAATGATAATGTTCCAAAAGAATTGTTAAATTTTCTGAAAGATAAAATAAATTATAATAGATTATTTAGTAGTACTACAGATTCAAAAATAAGAATGCTGTATGAGTCGATAGGTTGGATATTTGAAGAAAGTAAGAATAATATAAGTAAATTTTTGGAGGTTGATTAAAAACATGGATAAACAATTATTTGAACGGTTTTTTGAATTGTGCTATATTAATGGATTAAATAAATCTATTATAGTAGATACTGAAAATAAAAAGACAGTAGTTAATAGTATTTCTGCAGATAAGATGTTAGTTAGTAAAGTTATAATGAAAGATAGTAAAGGATTATTTACTGAAGGTAAATTTGCAATATTTGATACTGATATAGTTGTAAAATTACTATCTATATTTAGTAATACTGATTTTAAAGTGGAATACAATAAGATGAATGAGGCTTCAAATAAAATGATATTATCATCAGATGGTGGTAATTTAAAAGCCGAGATAATGTTATCAGATCTAGATATAATTCCGAAAGTGCCGAGGATGAAGCAAATAGACGATTGGGAGTTAAATTTTTCAATGTCTGCAGAAGAAGTAGATATGTTTATAAAAGCTCGAAATGCTATTCCGGATTCTAAAGTTTTATTTATTGATAATAAAAATATGATTATAGGTGATAGTGAATTTGATTCTAATAAAGTTATACTTAAATTAAATAATGTAACTAGTAGCAAAAATGTAAAATTAAAATTCAGTGCAGACTATTTTAAAAGTTTAGTTTCTGTGATAAAAGATAAAGTTATTATATCATTAGTAGCGGATGGATTAATGAAACTTTGTTTTAAAAATGATACTTTTGATAATACATATTATTTAGTAGCATTAAGTAATGAGGAATAAATGAAAGACAAAATAAATCCAAACGGTAATATTATTTTAAATAATAATGAAAAAGAGTCTATGATATTGAATATATCAGAAAAGTTCAAGGATATAATTGATATACTTAAATTAGATTTAGATAGTGAACAGATAATTGAAACTCCTCAACGTGTTGCCAAAATGTATGTGGAAGAGTTATTTTCTGGTTGTTATTCTTTGGAGCCAAAAATAACAGTATTCCCAAACACAAAGAAGTATGATGAAATAATTATCTCAGGCCCAATAAAAGTAAAATCTATGTGTTCTCATCATTTTATGCCATTTTTTGGTTATGCTTATGTTGGGTATATTCCAAAAGATAAAGTAATTGGAATATCAAAATTTTCTAGGATTGTTAATTGATTATCCAGACGGCCGCAAATCCAAGAGGAATTAACTGAGCAGATAGCTGATTATATAGAAGAAAAATTAAATCCAAATGGTGTAATAGTTTTTATAAAAGCAAAACACTTTTGTATGATTCATAGGGGAGCAAATGAAGAACAATCTGATATGATTACTTCTGTAACAAGAGGATTCTTTAGAGATAGTCATACAGCAAAAACAGAGTTTTTTAGCTTGATAAACAATGGTAAGGAATTATAGAATGAATAGATTTATTTACTATCCATCGTTTTCAACGGGAGTAGTAGGAACCTGCTTAAAAAATAATACTGAAATATTTCCGGGAATTACTAGCAGATTTTATGATGAAAGTGTTCCTAAAGAATATTATTACCCATTTTTTTTAGTTACTGCAGGACATAATTATGAAACTGAAAATTACAGAGAAAAATTAGGTTTGGGAAAAAATGTTATTGTTATGGGTGATTCTGGGGGATATCAAATAGCATCTGGCAAATTAAAATGAAAATCATCATTACCACAGATAATATTAAATTGACTAGAAGAAAATGCTGATATATCAATGAATTTAGATATTCCAACTGGTTTTGGAATGCATGAGAGAAGTAAATTTAGTGTATTTAATGAATGCCTAGATACTAGTTATGATAATGCTGTATATTTTGATAAAAATAGAAAGGGCAAAACTAAGTTATTAAATGTTTTACAAGGCAACAATATTGAGCAAATTAATATATGATATAATAAAGTAAAAGGCATAAAGTTTGATGGGTGAGCATTAGGTAATTCTGGTCGATTTGATAAATTGATGTTAAAACTATCCGTAATGAATAAAAATAAAGAATTTGATAATAATAACGTTAGATTTATTCATATACTTGGAATATCAAAACTATTTGATTTTTTAGTTATTTCAAAACTTCAAAATATGTTTGATAAATTATACAATAATAGAATAATATTTTCAATTGATAGTTCTTCTCCAAGTATTGCATCTGCATTCGGACAATTATATTTTGGTAATAATTTTAAGAAAGGTGTATTAACTAGTTTTAATATTCATAATTATGACGCTGATAAATATGATGATAACGCATTACTGCCATGCAATTGTTTTATATGCAAAAATTTAACATTTAAAGATATAAAGCCATTTGATACAAAATCTTATTTGTATACATCATATCATAATTTTTATAATTTTGTGAATTTAATAGATATATCAAATAGGATAATCACAAACGGAGATGATGTAATTGAGCAGATATTAGGGCGGGATATAGTTTTATTGCTAAATAGTTTAGAGAAAATTATATTAGCAAAAGATAGTGTTGCAGAATTCAATAGAAATATCAATATATTCAACAGAGTAAAAAATATATATGAATTAAGTGATAATTCAGGAATATCTAAATTTTTAACTAACGAGGAAAAATAGTATGAATATAGATAAATATATATATGTAAAAACAACGGCAGAATATTTTCATAAATATGAAAATGCAAAAGAGTCTGTAAAATTTTTACGGGATTTGCATAGGCATTTGTTATATTTTAAAGTATATATCCAAGTATTCGGCAATGACAGAGAAGTAGAATTTTTTGAATTTAAAAAGTATATTGAAACTATAATTAAAGAAGATATACAAAACAATTCTAATTATTCATGTGAAACAATATCAAACATGTTAAGCGATCGTATAAAACTGGATTACCCTGGCAGAACAATTATGATAGATATATCAGAAGATAATGAAAATGGTAGTTTTATAGTGTATAATATTGAGGATAAATGAGTGAGAGTATAACAGGAGTTTCCAATGAAATGTGTGATAAAGATATTATTGGGTTTCTAATTAAACTTAGTAGATTCAATAATATAAAATATTGCTTTGATGTTGGTGCAGGCAAAGGAAAGTACGGAAAAATAGTCAAAGACTTATTTCTCGGATTATATGTAATTGCATTTGAAATATGGAAAGATGATGCTGATTTATTAATAAAAAATCATAATTATGATAAAGTTTATAACACTGATTTTTATTCCTGATCTATTAAAAATAACTTTAAAGCAGATTTGATAATATTCGGGGATGTATTAGAACATTTTAGTAAATCAAAAGCTATAGATATTATTGAATTGTGTTTATATAAATGTAAATGAATTATAATTAATTCTCCGATTGGATATATAGAAAATCCAATTAATGGTAATATAAATGAAACGCATATTAGTGAAATTTCTATTAATGATTTAGTTAAATATGATATACGAGGGTATGCAAAAGAAAAGAATGGCATATTAGAAAAACAATGTTTTCTAATCAAAGGATATTTAGAATAAAAAGATGACTAACGTAAAAAGTTTTATTATATCTCCTCATCCAGACGATGAATTAATTGCATGTTATAGCATCTTAAACTGATCCAAAAACAATTTTATTGATTTAACTTGTGTATATCTATTTGGTAATGAAGAACGGCAGATAGAGGCTGTTAATTGTTCAAACAAATTTAAATTTAATGTTATATTCTGTAATAATATTCAAAGTGTAATTAATAGTATACAAAATAGTATAGTATTTATTCCCTCTATTTCTGATATTAATATTGAACACAAATGGGTCAATAAATATTTTTTTACAAAATTAAGTAAAAGTAATACATTGATTAGTTATTCATATCAAAATTTATTTGATGAAAGAAATAATTTATTTAGTATTGATATAAATTTAAAAAGTAAAGTTAATGCAATTAAAAATATATATAAGTCTCAATATATTGATTTGGAAAGTAAAGGCATATTAAATCAATTAACAAAATATGAGGAATTTAGAATTGAGTAACAAAAACATAAAAAAAATATATATTGCAATACCTACATGTGATAGAAAAATGGGGCTACGAATAGTTTTATCAAATTTATTCGGATTAGTTAATAAATTTAATAATATAAATATTGCAGTATCATATGGGGATGAAGATATCAGAGATGAATGATTACAATTAATTAGAAATTCATTCTCAATGGAAAATGACATAGATTTAGGATTTTATCACAATACTGGTAAAAATATTTTCGAGTCAAGAAAGTTCTTGTTTAATAGTGCAAAAAAATTTAAATTTGATTGATTATTATATTGAGACGATGATATGATAGTTAGTAATAGTATGTTTTCTAAAATGTTAAATATACTAAATACTACAGATGATTCCCTAATTCAGTTTAGGCAGATAGTACCCAATAATGAGCATGATTATTATATTAAAAGGAATAATATAGATAAAATAGAATTTGCTGGTGGATTATTTGCAATAAATATGAAACAGGTTGATGAGCATATTTTTGATAATGTTAAATTGGATATTGATGAACCGGGGGAAGACAGAATAATTGGTAGCAGAATAAAAGGTAATAAAGTTAGATATAACAATATTGTTGTTTATCATCTTACATCAAAGGCGATAGGCAGTCATTTTGATTATAAAAAATATTATGGCGAAGAAAATAAACTTTGGGAGTAAATAATGTTATTTTTAACAGACTTAGAACCAATAGATAAACGATACACAAAACAATGAAAAACTTGAATTCCGGAAATGTTTAGAGAACAAGGAATATCTGATATACTTGAAATATCTGCAGATAGTATGGAATTCAAAAGGGGCGAGTTTTTAGATATTAATAGAACTAATATTTATAAATCAAAACAAATTATAAAATTAGCAGAATTGTTTGATCATGATATTATCAAGTCTGGTGATAAATTTCTATTCTACGATGGCTGGCACTATGGTGTAACCGCATTAAAATATATGGCACAATTACAAAATATTGATATAGATATATATAGTATTTGGCATGCGGGTTCATATGACCCATGAGATTTTACATCAACTAGCGGGTTAGGATATTGAGCTAGGCATAATGAAACTGGCTGAATGACTGCAAATACAAAGATGTTTGTTGCAACAAAATATCATAAAAATCTAATCTGTTCTGGTAGAGATGTTGAGCCAAGCAAAATAATAGTTACTGGGTTACCGTTTAAATTTGATTATGTTGATAAATATGATATTACTAAAAAAGAAAATATAGTTGTATTTCCACATAGAATTTCAAAGGAAAAATCCCCTGAGGTATTTGATGAATTGGCGAAAAGAATGTCTTTATATGGTTATAAATTTGTCAAAACTATGGAAGTAACTAAAAATAAAGATGAATATTATGAATTGTTATCAAGATCAAAAGTAACGTTCTCCGCAAATTTACAAGAAACTTGAGGAATTGGTACTTTTGAAGCATTATCATTAGGAAATATTCCATTATTACCGAATAGACTAAGTTATACGGAAATGTATAATAGAGCATTTTTATACAATAATATTGATGAAATTGATAATAGATTGATAGATTTTATTGACAACTATCAGTATTATTTAAGCAGAATACAATTAAATTATAATTATATAAAAGAAAATTATACAGAAAATAGTGTAAAATGCATGGTAAAGGAGATGTTTAGTTAAATGCTACTAGTAGAGAAATATAGACCAAAGACAATAGACGAACTAGTTGGAAATGAAGTATTAAAAGATAAGTTTAGAGAGTATATTACTAAGAAAGAAATACCAAACATTTTGCTGAGCGGCAAACCTGGTGGTGGTAAAACTACAGCTGCAAAAATTATTTCAAAGGCTATATCTGATGAAGTATTATTTATCAATGCTTCTGATGAAAATAATGTTGATACTGTTAGAAATAGAATTAAAAATTTTGCTAGTACTGTATCTTTTGGTAAGTATAAGGTTGTTGTATTAGATGAGGCCGATTTCTTAAGTTTAAATAGTCAGGCTATTTTACGAAGATTAACAGAAGATTTTTCTAAAACAACTAGATTTATTCTTACTTGCAACTATCATGAAAAAATAATTGATCCGATTAAAAGTAGAATGCAAATGTTTATTATGCAACCACTTAGTTTACCAGATATATCAATTCATGTGGCAGGAATATTAAAGAAAGAAAATGTTAAATATAATGATGAGGATATTGTAAAAGTAGTTAAAGCCTTTCATCCAGATATAAGAAAAATTATTAATGTATTAGAGCAAAATATTAATGATGAAAATGTATTAGTATTAAGCAATACAACCTTAGTTGAATCAGATTTAAAGACCAGTATTATAGCATCTTTATCGAAGCCAAATGCATTTAAACTAATTAGAAAAATCATAGCAGATAATAATATCAATGATTTTTCAGAATTGTATACATATTTATTTAACAATATACATGAAGTAATAAACAATGAAGATGATCTTTCTACTGCATATATAAAGATTGCGGAGTATATGTATAGGGATGCTCTCTGCACAGATTGCGAAATTAATTTCATGGGAATGATATCAGAATTGTTGAGATAAAATGAAAAGAAAACAACAAGCAGTTATAGGATTATTTGATCATATTAAGCATATAATTACTATGCAGGATAAGGATTATTTTTCTAAATTAGATGAATCTAGTTTAAAGACATTTAACGTTTTCATGATTCAAAGAGTATTATCAATGAATCCAGATTGGATAGATATAATTGCATTTATTAATAAGTATTATGGTGTAATAGATAAAGAGCAATATTATAAAATGATAATATCTTTAATACCTAAGCAAAAAAATTATTTTTATCCATATGCTAAAAAGAATAAAGATAATAAATATCCGCAGTGATTAATAGATATATTAGTAGAGTATTTTAATATATCTAAATTTGAATCAACTGAATATATTAAAATACTATTAGAAAAAAATAGAAAAAATGAGTTACTTGATTTGGTAACTAAATACGGAGTTGATGCAAAAAGTATAAAAGAATTGGAAAAGTTATAATGAAAAATTTATCTTGTTTATTACACGTTTATCAATTAAATTATGATGTTAAATTTGAAATAGTATAGGGGAAATCATATGGCCGGTCAAAGTAAAAAATCGAGAAAACACGGCGGAAATAAAAAATATTGTGAAAATTATCGTAAACAA